CCGGTCTCAGTTTCTTAAGGATACGCTCTCCAAAAGCTTCACCCAACCAGATAATACTCCTAGGAGAAAAATCCCAGTTTAGAGATCTTACGATGAGATTAGATAAAATGTAATGACCTGCAAACTCCGCTAGATTATAGGAGTCAATGGTCTTTGGCATGCTAATAGGAATGATCAAATCATTCATTGTCTTAATATACTTAAAGTATAGATCGACATCAAGAATGACGATATCATCACCTAAGACATACCATTTTCCATCCCACTCACCACAATTTAAGTGGAGTAAAAGTAGACCATGCCATAAGGCAAAAGTGCCAAAGCTAGGATATAATCCTAGAGGTTGTCCTCTGGTCCACTTTACTGTACCAATAGGTTTGTTTCCTGGGCCTATCATAATCCATTTTCCTTTTGAAATAACTTCAAATAGGTCAACGAATTGATGATACTCAGGTTCAAGTATTGAACGTAACAAACGAGATTGGTAAATTAGCGGGATATGGTCAGTTGCCTTCGTTAGGTCTACTGAAAAGCATCGCCCTCCTTTCTGAAGATGATCCTGGATTGCAGAAAATCCCTTTGTTTGTTCAAAGGTGCAATCCCAGGGTAATCGTCTAAGTAAGGAGTAAACGAAATCTCCCAAAGGCCTAAGCAGCATCTGCTCATACCGGTAAGGGCACGCCACATGGCGATATTTTCCCTTGTCTCTAACAAAGTTGACCTCTCCAGAATAGTGAAAGGGCTTATAGAATGAGTGAGAGATAACATCTGCTCGCCCAGGGTCTAATCCCCCTTCAAAGTCCTTAAAGGTCCCCTCTGAAAGAACACCCTCATACTTATCTCGATTTAACAGATATAGGGCCCACTCCATTTCGAAACCCGTATTACCTTTAAAACGGCAATGGAATCCTTGATATTCTCTTATTAGTTTATAACTATCAGTGACTATCTGAAGACCCATGTCGAAAGGCACATTCGGGGCCGTCTTGCTGGGAAGAACATTCATCATCCAGATAGGTTTCACCTTGTCTAAATGGTTTCTCCCAAACAGCTTCAATGCTAATAGGTTAACTCCCATAGGAACCAGTGAGTCAGGAATTGGGTCTTTCGACTCAATATGATCTACTGCTTCTAAACATACTTCCTCTGTTAAAACAGTTGGAAAACATGTATATATGGAGAGTGCCCACAAGACATCTTTGAAACGGAAGTGAGATAGAAGAAACATAGAACCGACAGGACCATTTGGTCTCGAAGGATCTAATCTGTGTCTCTTAGTACCTGATACAGGATCCAATCCTGCATGGTATCTAACTAGATCAGTTTTATATGCCTTCAACCGTTTGGCTGTCCAATTAATTCCATTTGTATCTATCCAGGAATTAATTTGTTTTATGTATTGTCCTATCACCGATTTTGGTAACTGTAGGAGGTACAGACGATCCAATCCCTTGACCTTTGAGTTTATACTCATTCAGGATCTCCTTGGCGCTTTTGGCACCGGGGTTACCAGGTCCAGGGTTAGAAACGACTCCAACCTCAGGGTTACTTGTAATCAGGGTATCGATCTCTCTTTCCCAATTCCTTCGGAATAGAGGATGGATATCATTTGATATCGAGAGTAAGTTATTGAGAAGAGAAAGATAGTGATCTTCCAGAGCTAAAATTAACAACCTTTGGAGAGAGTCCTCTTGAGATGTAGAATCAAAAGAAACAGACCCCTTAGATTTTAATAGCACTAGTTCTACTCTTGTAGAAATCAAATCTCTTACTGTCTTTATCAACTTTTCCATGAAGTACTCCTAAAGAATGGTTTATACAAC